CCCTGCTTGTTGTCTATTGGACTTATAGCTGCTACACTTCCCATTCCAATCCAATCATGCCCACCCCATGTTACCGTCTGCATCAATGACGAAAAATATGCAATCGTAGAAAGTAAATGTAACTCTACAAAATAGATGTATCTTGTTACAGGTTTTTCAAGCTCTGATTGTTGCGGTGCGCTCAGTGTACTCATGTTCGAGTGTCCTCTATCAGTTCAAGCGTAAAATTGCTCACAAATGTCTGATCGTAATCCCAACCAGATGCGGCTTGCCTCCTACGAAATAACGCTACAGGCTTATCCCAAACCACCGAAGCTCCTATCAAATGCGCATCACGCAGTGGAGGCTCAATAGTTACAGATATTAACCCTGCACCGTTTGCTGTACCTCCGATTACCACCATGACCAATTGAGTACCAATCTGCAACCAATCACCAGCAACGAGCGTTTTAGCGGCTTGTGTAGCATCAACTATAGTCACCACTACATCACCCTTAGCAGTGGCTGCATTGAGTACCATTGTTCCTCTATACGTGCCTATAGGTGCAGGTCTAGCAACATCCCAAATCTGTAATTGGTTTGTCTGTCCGCGCAGTAGCATAACCAATGCTTTCCACTCGCCTGAAGATATTTCATTCATACGGTTTGAAACTATAGTAGCACCCCATAAGGGACTTCCAACCTCAGTACCTTGGCTACCAAAGACAGAATTGAACGCGAAGTCTAGACGCACTTGTTCAATGCGCAATGAATGAATCTGTCCTGCTAACGTGCTGGAAAGTGCTATGACTGTCATGCTGTTATCGCTCCCATCCTGCGCAAGCGGTCTTCCTGCTGTGCTTGTTTGTTGTCTATCATCTTGGACATTTCTTGAATCGTCTGCTGACGATCTGCGCGGGAATCTACGTTAATCACATAGTTGTTATTCATAGTCGTACCACCCATAGCGCTATTTGGGGTTATATTTCCGCTTGCTCCAGGCGTGAACAGTTCCGGCCCTTTCTCACCTACAAGGTAGGTCGTGCCGCTATTTACTGGGCCTCCTACAGCCTTGCCACCGCCGAACGCCATCAATGCAGCGCCTATCCATCCGTTGCTAGATGAACCTGATTGCCCGTTAGTTCCAAATATAGCTTCTGATAATCTTGCTGCTGTTGCATTTGCTATCATGCGCAAAAGCATATCGCTGAACATTTTTTCAATGTCTGTATACTTTCCAGTCATGCCGTTGAATAAAACATCTCCCATTGTTCTTTGTGTATCTTTTGCGAATGTTTCCCATGCCTTAGACATTTCTTTTGCTGTCTTATCGTTCTTCATAACCATTGCTTGATAAGCATCAGTTATTTGTTTATCGCTAAGACCTAATTCTTTTTGTAGTCTAAGAAGGTTTTCCCATTCCTGTCCTGCTTTGGCTATTGGATCTGTATTACCTACTATTGTCTGCCATTCCTTTTCAGCAGCAACATGGTCTTTGATTGATTTTATTTCTGAATTGGATTTACTGATGCTATCAGCCGCTGCTTGCGCTTGATTAATCTGCGCAACAGTTGCCCCCTTCATTGCCAGCTCAAGAAACTTTACTTGTTCTGAAGTAGCACCCAATAACTCCATTTGCTTTTTGAATTGTTCATTCTGCAATTGGAGTACAGCGGTATCATTGGGGTCTATCTTCTTCTTTGGCCCTTCTTCTATCTTTGCAATTTCTTCTTTCAATTGCTTCTGTTTACTAAGTGAAGCAACAGCTAAACTTCCGGTTGAGTCAAGAGTTATATACAGTCTTTCCTGAAGTGATAACTCGTCTTTCAGTCCTTGAAGTTTTGAAGCAGGAGAAGTTAAAGCAGACGCAATAGCGTCATTTTCCCATGCTCCAGCTTTTAACTTATCCATCTGCACGCCTAACTTTGCCATTTCAGCACGATAGGCTTGCATTTCATTTATGTTGTTCGATTGGAAGAACCATCCTTTAGTAATCTTCTCTTTCAGAGAATCAACCTTTGCACCAAGGTCGTCATAGTTCTTTTGCAGTGTCGAAAGGTTTGCAAACTCCATAGACTTCTCGAAGTTGCGCATAGATTCTGCTGTATGATCTACATTTGAATAGAATACTTCAAATACAGCAGCACCAACACCAATAGCAGCAGTTACACCAGCTAGTATTGGAATTAGAACAGGCATCTGTGTTGCAAGTATTGAGAATGTACCAGGAACCCTTGATATATTACCTTGAGCTAGTTCACGTCCTAGAACGACAAACTCCTGTCTAGCCTTTGCTGTCATTACAGTTGCTTTTTCTGTTTCTACAGCAAGCTTAACTATTTTTCCGTCAACCTCGGAATATCCATTTGCAAGCGCCCATGCCTTATCAGCCGCCGCATCTTCAGCAGCAGACATAGTGTTCATGGTTGCCCATGCACTACTAGATGATGTTTTTATTCCGTCTGTGGATTTTTGAACAGCGATAGAAGCTGTATCAAGTTTGTTTAGGCTTGTTGTGGCACGGTCAGCAGATGTTGCATCAATTGCAATATTTAATGAGGCTATATCAGTCATTTGTTATTACCCTATCAATAGCGCACAAAGTTTGAATTTCCCAATCATTCGGGGTGCGTCTTGTTAATTCAGCCCATGACTTAATCTCTGTCCATGTTAGCGGGTTAGACGTTCTTCTCAATCCGCAATACCAGTACCAAATATACTTCACTTCTATCGGAACTATAGGCTGTATTAACTGTTCGCATCTTGCACCTGATCGCTCGGCAGCTTGATAATGCTGTTTCGTTGTCTTGCCATCTTGTTGCCGCGTATTCAGGTGCTTTTCGGACTGAGCGAATGCGACTAGTTTATCAGTCAGCCCTTGATAAAATTTCGCACATCCATTGAAGCTGAAAGAACCTGCCCGCGAATAACCGGATATTTCAAGTAAATCCGTGCAGCTTCTTTTTCGCTAAACTCTACCGGCTTTCCATCCTCGTCAATGTTTGTCCAGCCTACTGTGTACTTAGCCAGAAATGATGCTGTCTTTTCTGGCGTGTCGGCAAGCTCAGAACCTTCTCTGAACCCGTCCGCATACACTCCCTTTATGGTCACAGTAATATCCGTGTCTGTTCCATCCTTAGGGTTTTTGATTACGCACGCATAACCATCGTTCGAGAATTTCACTACATCGAGTTTAGAAATGTCCATTATGCTTGTGAGTCTTGGATGGTTAAAATTGTCTTATCGTTTGCCAAAATTGGCCCGCCTGCACCGTTGATCTGAGCAGTGAAAGGATAAGTACGGATGATACCCTTTGCACCGTTATCTTTGTCATCTCCGTCCAGAACTACATTCGACATAACAAACGACACAAACTCGCTTGCATTCGTAGTATCAACACAATCAACCACGGCAATGCTAATCGGTGTAGCCGCATCAAAGTAACCTGACATAATCGCATCCTGATAGAACGCGGTAAGCTGGCCTGATACTTTCAGGATGCCTCGGTTAATGTCAGGGGAGACGTTAGACCCGACTACAGAACCCATATGTGCAGAACCACCGTCAATCTTGATCGTTATGCCTGTCACATTTGCAGCAGCAGTGCCATTCACAATTAGGCGACCATTTACGCCATTAACTACGCTGGTCGTTGTCTCCGCTGTTGGAGTGGTAAGAACCTGCGCACCAGTAGATGAACGATTAAGCGCGACTGCGTTAAACGTCACTTGTGTATTTCCTTCTGCCGGAATTGCTACGTCCGCATTTGCGAATACGGTATCAGTAAACAGTTCAGACTTAGTAATGTCGCTCTGAAACTCTTCCGCTGTCCAATAATCAGAAGTTTGGGCAGTGATGGGCGCTTTACATTTCTTGCCTGTCACGGTTACGGTGCAAGTTGCAATCGCTTCCAGTGTTAGAGTGGAAGAGTTAAGTGTGATTCCTGTAAATACCGTTTCAGAAGTTACCCCTATCACCATGATATTGTTAGCCTTGTTTCCAGCCGTACCACCAGCAGCAGATAGGCGGATTACATCACCAATCTTTAGGCCGTTAGTCAGGAACAGCGGAGCTGCTACAGAAGCCGTAAACGTGTACAGAGCAGATGTACCTGAGATGGTAATGGTTGAAGCTGTGAATGCTGTAGTAGCCGCCCACGCACCGCGCAGCAAGGATGCGAAAATATCCTTGTACGTGGTAGGAGACAACAGACCTTTCAATGTGAACGAAGCAGAACGTCCGCCATGTGTCTTACCTGTCGATTGCTGGTGAGATGTGATCTCATTGTTTTCGTAAGTGGCTACGGAAAGTTTACCCGCAGATGATTCTCGGCGCATTGCTTGTCCACCGGAACCGGAACGAGGAACACCCAAACCAGTCTGCTTATACAGCGTTACAACTTTGTTAATCTCAAGTGCAATAGTCATTTTGCTTCTCCTTAAACGTTAGAAAAGAATCGCACCTTTACGGGAATGGCAAACCTATCACCTTCCACCGAGCCGGGCGATACCTCCGGCGTTTTTTCAATTATCACCGTTACTCCGTCAGCAATAAACGAAGCTCCACGGTAAAACGTAATGCGAATCAATTCAGCCCTTGCTGCAATCGTTCCTGTTCCGGCTTGTAGTGGGTACATTAGTTTGATCTGCATGTATCCTAATTCTCTATGCCGTGATCCATATTCTGTATTCTCAGGCTGTGCGAACAGGATATTCACTTGCTGATATGGTACAGATGCAGCAGGCGGAGTGTAGGACGCATTCTCGAAGGCAGTAGATAGCGATGGAGTCATCGCATTAACGGCAGTCTCTAGCGCCTTCCTAATCGACACAACACTCATTTAAATTTACTCGCAATCTCATCAATTATCGCCGGAGCTTCCATCATCACTAATCCAACCATTCCGCTTGGAGCCTGTTTGCTGTACCCATCTTCCAGACGTTGAGCATAAGGTAAATTGTTAGTGATGTAATGCACCCCAGCCACCGGACTAGCAAATACACCATCCTCAATCCGTCCATTTGATACCGCA